ACTGTATTAATAATGAATTATTGGACATATACAACAACTTATAAAGATTTAGAAATTAACTATATTTATACACATGGAACATCGACTAATAAAGGCTCTAAAAAAACAGGCAGAAGCAGACAGAGAAGAAGCACTACTTACTTTAGAAGTCCTACTACATTCACCGGCTGGAATTGGTGAACATACATCAGGGCATTTTTTAGAGGAAGGACAAAAAGCCCTTCAAAAACTAACTGATGCCGAGGATCAAATTGAAACATTGAAATTACACTTTGGACATTAATAAAATATTTGGATCTTTTAATTCTTCATCAAGGGATGATGATGGGTTTGAAAAACCTACTTTTTTATATCCTTACAAAGATGATGAGGATAATCATCCTAAGTATTATGTTAGAATGTTTACTAAGTTAGTTTTAAATTATACTAATTATAATAAACAATTAATTGATTTTTTCGGTAAATCCGATCCTGAATTAAATGTGGGAGAGATTACTCAAACAGGAGAGACTATGTTATATAACAGAGCCTATCAGTATATTACCCAAATTGACATTCAGGACAAATATCATACAAAAATTCTGTTTGAAGAAGCAAATCCTAAACTTAAAAAAGCTTTAAATAAAAGCTTAATATTTTTTGAAAGTGAGGAAGAATACGAAAAATGCGCTATTCTTAAAAAATACCTTGATTTCTTAAATTTTTCATCGTAACTTCGTTATAAAATAAAAAAAAATGCATTACAGACAACACATTGTTAAAAAGCTTGAAAATCTTGAAGCAAAATTAAAGCATATTGAATTCCATAATAAAAGAGGAAATGCTAAAGAAGTGGAAATAGCTAAAAAGAGTTGTGAAGATCTTCTTGAGGAGGTTAAATCAACTATCGAACGTGAACCTCGTACTACAAACGAACAAAACCGAGTATAATGCTTACAGCCGAACAAATTCAAGCCAATTGGGAAGAATTCACTGAAAACATTCACAAATATATTACTGCAGGGAGGAAGGAAAAACTTCTTGGATTTTATAGAAAATATGAAGAGCGCATTATGATAATGCCTGCTGCTCATAAGAAAGAATACCATAACGCATTTCCAGGAGGGTATGTTGAACACGTTAATAGAGTAGTTAGATGTGCTATCAAGCAATGTAAATTATGGGAAGAAGAAGGAGCAGATATGACTACTTTTACTGTAGAAGAATTAGTATTTTCTGCTATTAATCATGATCTTGGGAAAATGGGTAGTGACGAACACGAATCTTATATTCCTCAAACGGATAAGTGGAGAAAAGATAAATTAGGAGAAGATTATATGTTTAATAAACAAGTCCCATTCGCTTCAGTTCCCGATAGAGGTTTGTTTATGCTCCAATCACATGGTATTAGGTATACTTTTAATGAGATGTTAGCGATCCAAACCCACGACGGTTTATATGATGAAGCTAATAAAAAGTATCTCTTCTCATATATGCCCGAACAAAAACCACGTACATCACTACCATTTATTCTCCATCAGGCGGATTTGATGGCAGCCCGTATTGAGTTTGAAAGAGAATGGTTACCTAAATTTAAAAATTCCGTGCCATCCCAAGAGAAAAGTTTTATATTGAACACAGAATCTAAAAAATCAACAAAAGACAAAGCTCTTTCACAACTTGAAAGTAAAGGTCTTAAAGATTTATTCGATAAACTATGATAGAAACTACCATTATCAGCATACTAGGGATTGGGGTTGTAATCTTAGGATTTACAACCTTTAATCTCCTACGTAAAAATGAAAAGCAAGAAGATATACTTACAGGGTATATTACTTACTTGGATCAATTAAGTCGAATGATAGAAATCTCTGATGAGAAGCTCAAGAAAATTGATGAGCGAGGAATATTTAAAAATGACGATGAAGTTGGTTTCATGTACGAACAAATTAAAGAACTTCAGAGAATACTATCCAATTTTAGGATGGACAAATTATGAGCACACTACCCCCGAGAAAAAGAAAAAAGAAAACTAAAAATCAATATTTTACTCAAGCAACAGAAGATGCTATAGTAAGATATAATGCTTCAACTGACCCCGAAGAGCGTAGTGAGATCTATCGTAAAGATATTCACTATGCTTTTTTTAAACTTACCGAAAATATAATCCATACTTTTAAGTTTTACTATACAGAAGTAAATGAAATTGAGCACCTCCAACATGAAGTAATCACGTTTTTATTAGATAAAATTCATTTATTTGACCAAACTAAAGGATTTAAAGCATTCTCATATTTTGGAACGATTGCTAAACGGTATTTAATTATACAAAATACTAAAAATTACAAAAAACGAGTCGATAAAGCTCCCGTAGATGAGTTACACCATAATCTAAAATATTCATATGATATGGACTATAACCCTATGGAAAAAGATGACCTATCAGATTTTGTAGACGAGTATGTTGAGTATTGTACAGAAAATATTTATTCTCTTTTCCCTAAAGAAAAAGATGCAAAAGTAGCAGATGCTATACTTGAACTTTTTAGAAAAAGAGAAATTATGGATATCTTTAATAAAAAAGCACTTTATTTATGTATTAGAGAAATGGTTGATGTAAAAACCCCCCACATAACTAGAGTTGCAAATCAATTAGGAGATATTTTTAAAAAACATTTTATTTTTTATAAAGAATACGGGTATACAAATTTTAATTGAATCCATATTTATCAACATGGGACAATTAGACAAAAATATATTTGGTAAAAAAAAATTTTCGGATATTTTAGAAGAAATTTACATTAACCAAAAGAAAAAAGAAGAACAAATTTCAACTCTTATATCAGAATTAAAACCCCTTATTCAAGATATTGGAGATGCTACTCTTGTTGTTCCTCTTCTTAAGGAATATTTAGAAATATCTGTTAAAAATGATGAACAGCTCATAAAAATGGCTACTATCATTCAACGTGCAGTCCAAAGTGATGGAGGAGATGATGATAATTTTGGGATGACTGAGGCGGAAAAGCAACAATTATTAGATGAAGTAAAAAAATACGGGGAAGATAAAAAGAAGTAATGCCTGTTCAATTTGGTCCATCAGGAATAAGTTCAAATAGAAGTACTTCACCATCTTCTTCTCCCTCTATATATACTGTTAGAGTAAAAGATATAGTTTTAACTCCAAATCACCCTAGATTTGAAGAGGTTGGAGAGTGGAGAGGAATAGGTACTATATTCTTTGACTCCACCCAGACCCCAGGAGCTGCTACTTCTACAATTGCTACTGCTAAAGCAAAACCTTATTTTTCTAACACTAAATTTTATCCTTTAATAAACGAAATAGTTACTATTATTTCAGCCCCCGATGCTTTAAGAAATCAAATTAATAATGAAAAAGCATTTGAAAGTTTATACTATTTCCCCTCTATAAATACTTGGAATAGTCAGCATCATAATTCCCTTCCAGACTCAACAGTACCTAATCCTTTATCATCTATTAAGTCATATAGTGAAGTAGAAAATAACACACCTAATAGAGAGCAACCCCAACAACCCCCTATTATTTTAGGTGCTACCTTTAAAGAAAAAAATAATTTAAAACCTTTATATGCATATGAAGGAGATTATATATTAGAAGGGAGGTGGGGGAATGCCATAAGATTAGGTAGTACTGTAACCCAACCTGATTATCCTAATAATTGGTCAAGTAATGGAGGGGAAGGGGATCCTATTACTATTTTAACTAATGGGTTTTCTACATCTCAAAACCCTAATTGGATACCTACTGTAGAAAATATCAATAATGATAATTCTTCTATATACTTAACAAGCACCCAAAATATTCCTTTATTTGTTTCTAGCTATAAAACTGATTCTTTTGGGAGAAATGATGTTTCTCCTAAACCACCTAATGATTATAAAGGAAAACAAATTTTAGTTAACTCTGGAAGACTTATTTTAAATGCTAAAGAAGATTCTATATTATTATCTTCCCCTAATATTATCCATTTTAGCTCAGGAGATTCTCTTCACGTAGATGCAACAAATAAAGTAGTAATATCTACTTCAGAAGTATTTCTAATTGATAGAAATGCGGATCAAAGAGCTGTTTTAGGGGATGAGTTAGTTTTTGAATTAAATAAACTTATTCCTGTTTTAGAAGGATTAGCTAAAGCATGTATGACAGCAACTGCGGGTCCTTTTCCTGTAGCTACTTTAATTAGTATAGGTCCTGCTTTAGAAGCATCCTTAAAAGATTTTAAAAAAGCACTAGCAGGAGAAAATCCTAAGATTTTATCTACTAAAGTAAAACTTAAATAATGTCATTCCCATTAAAAAGATATAACAGCAATAGTATATATGTCCTTAACAATGGGTATTTTCTAGATCCTAAACCAGTTCCGGGGAGTGATAATAGAATATTTTTCCAAGTTAAATCTCCAGAGGGGGCTATATTAGAAGGAAATTTTCCAATTTTTCCTGAAGGTAATTCTTCTCTTATAAAAAGTGGAGTAGAGGCTGTTATTGGAGCTTTAAGTGTACAACTTAATTTTGATGGGTTATCTTTACAAGATATTATTCAAAAACAAGAAATCCCACCAATTCCAAAAAACCATTTATTTAAAATAATTGGAAAAATTGTTGATAAAGATAATACTCCTTTACAAAATGTAAAAGTAGAACCTTTATTATTAACCCCTCCTCCTTCACCCCCTAATGCTGGGTCTGGAGATTTGGAAGAATATAGTGATTTAGATAATACTATAATAACTTTTGGTGCTGCTATAATACTTAATCCTGATGAGATACCTTTTACTGATGAAAATGGGAGCTTTGAATATGTGTATGAGTCGGGAGAAGAAATAGATTTTGAAAAAAGTTATTTAACATGTACTAAAGATACTTATTTTCCTAAACAAGTAGGCCCTAAACTTCTTAAAAGTGGAGAAGTAATTGTAAAAGAAGATAATAATCCCCAAAATAATGAAGTTCCTTCTTTTATTCTTAATAATGGATATGAGATAAAATTTGAAGAATTAGGTCCTAAAATAACAGCAGTAATATATGAAAATGGGGTTGAAATTAATAAAGGAAACCCATCATTTTCTTCAGAATACTCTATTTTAGCAGAAGAACAAGCTATAAATTATAATACCTCAATTAAACAAAGGATTCCTGCAGAAGAAGAAGGTACTTCTTTAGAAACTACTATAACATATGATATATATGATTTAGGTAAAATTATACTTAAATCAACTGAATTAAATTTAGAAAAAGAAGAAGCTGAGGTAAGGACTCAAATACAAGAAGTAGAAAATATAGAGATTGAAATAGCAGGCAAATCAAATCTCCCATTTGAAGTTAGGTTAACTAATATTTTTAATAAACAAAAAGAAAATTTAAAAAGAACTCTATTTGCCGCTATTATTGCTTTATTAGCAAAATTTGGACCCAACATAGTTCATAGCATCTTTTCAGGAATAAAAAATCCTTTAGCAGATAAAATTTGCCCAACCCCCGAAGAAATACGGGAGATTATTAGAAAAAGAAATCAATTAGTAAGGCAGTTAAATAATATGTACAAAATAGTAAGAACTATTACTAATATATTAAAAATTACCGGAGCTTTAATTATAGGTTTTAAAATAGGATTAAAAACAGCCCAAATCTTTACAGCATTCCCCCCAGGAAAATTTGGATGGAATGGTGTGTTAGAGGGTGCATTTAAGGGGATTGATAAAAAGTTAGAAATTGCGGGTATTTCTGTTACTATATTAACAATAATTGCAGCTGTTATAGGGACTACACTATCTATTATAATAGAATTACTACGTAATTTAGACTTTTTAATCCAGGATTGTTCAGAAGAAATAAATCCCGAAACAGGCGAACCTAATGTATCCTTTGTTGAAATAAATGATGAAATAAATAATTTTATAGATTCTTCAACAGGTCAAGAAAGTGATTTAATAGATCCTCTTACAGGCAATCCCCTACCATATAAAGGATTTACATTTGAAATAAAAGACGATACTAGTCAAAACTTTAAATATCCTAAACGTTTTGCTATAGCTAGAAATATACAGGGAGTGCAATTGTTACGGAGTGAATCATCATTTGCTTCTAGCCCCCAAATATTAATTGAAGAATTAAAATTTCAAATTGACAAAAATAATTTAAGAGCAGATTAATTAAATATTTATTAACAATGAAACAAGGAGCATTTAAAAAAATAATCAAAGAAGCAGTAAAAGAAGCTATTCAAGAAGAAATAAAAGATATTCTTTTAGAAGCAGTTCGCGGAACTAAACAAACTGTGGTAGAAAATATTCAACCAAATCAAAAAATAGTTGAGGGACCTGCTATGAATTCAACGGAAAAACGAGCAGCCTACCATAATATATTAGGGGATATGCAATCATCATTTAGAACTAAAGATGTTCAACAACCCTTACAAATGACAGGAAATGTAGATACAACTTCACCTAACGGACAATTACCCGAGGGGAATGTTTCTATGGATCAAATAATGAATTTAATGAATAAATAATAATGGCTTTTATAATCTCTAGTAAATTTCCTGTAGATACATTACCCGATGTTGCAGTTGGGGTATCTATACCCTTTACGGGGAAAGCTGTTTTTAATCAAACCTATATAACTAGAGATCAAATTAAATCTAATTTAGTTAACTTTTTTTTAACTAATAAAGGAGAAAGATATTTAAATCCTGGTTTTGGGGGAGATTTAAGATCTACTTTATTTGAAAGCATTTCTAATAATACTTTAGATAATTTAGAAGTTCAAATAAAAGATCAACTTTTTAATTTATTTCCTAATGTTAATATTCAAGAATTAACAATCAATTCATTACAAGATCAAAATCTCATAAATATTAACTTATCATATAAAGTACTTAATCAGAACCCCGATAGTATTCAAATAAATTTTACATCTGATGCCATATAATAGTAATTCATCCCCAACAGGAAAAAATAATAGAGCAGAAAGAAATATTAAATATCTTGATAGAGATTTTAATAGTTTTAAAAATAGCTTAACAGAGTTTACTAAAACATATTTTCCTGATACTTTTACTGATTTTAGTCCTAGTTCACCAGGGGTAATGTTTATGGAAATGGCTTCTTATGTGGGTGACGTTCTCTCCTTCTATCAGGATAACCAAATACAAGAAAATTTTATTCAATATGCTAAGCAAACCCCTAATTTATATCAGTTAGCTTACATGATGGGTTATAAACCTAAAGTAACAGGTGCTGCTGTTGCCGATTTAGAGTTATATCAAACAGTTCCCTCTATAGGTAGTAGTGGAAATGAAGCACCAGATTTTCAATTCGCATTAAATATTCCTAATAATACTCTTGTAGGTTCTATAACCAATGGTCAAACAGGGTATCTAATTGAAAATTTTGTTGATTTTTCGGTTTCTTCATCTACAGACCCAACAGAGGTTTCAGTTTTTAGTGTAAGTGGAGATTCACCTACACGTTTTCTTTTAAAAAAGAATAGATCTGCAATTTCAGCACAAACCGCTAGTATTCAATTTACATTTGGAAGTTTTGAAAAATTCCCAACTGTCATTATTGAAGATAACAATATTATAGAAATAACTAATTGTGTTGATACTGATGGGAATACTTGGTATGAAGTTCCTTATTTAGGACAAGAAACAATTTTTGTACCTCAAAAAAACTCAAGCCCTACGGGAGATGCTCCTTATTTATTAAAACTTAAAAAAACCCAAAATAGATTTTCAACTAGATTTTTAAGTACTAATAAATACCAAATCCAATTTGGGTCAGGAAATAGTAATTTTTTTGATGGTGATATAACCCCAAATCCTTCAAATATAGGATCTGCTTCTATAAATACTAAAGCTAATACGGCTTATTCCCCTGCTAACTTTACTTTTACTAACACTTATGGAAATGCCCCTGTTAATACTACTTTAACATTTACTTACATAAAAGGAGGAGGTATAGCTTCTAATGCTGCCGCTGATACTATATCTTCTATTAATTCAAGTTTGGTTACATTTCCTAATGGAAGTGGAGGAGCTACAGAAAGAAACTCTCTTCAAGTTAATAATCCCCGAGCCGCAACTGGGGGAAATAATGGAGATACCCCCGATCAAATAAGAGAAAATTCTCTTAAAATGTTTGGGAGCCAGTTAAGAAGTGTAACCCAGGATGATTATACGGTTAGAGCATTGAGCATGCCAGGAACATATGGGGATATAGCTAAAATATATGTAGAACCTGAAAAAATAGAAAATTTAAACCCACATGCTAGACCTGCTGTTTTAGATATGTACGTATTAGGTTATAATTCTAATAAGCAGTTAATTACTACTTCTAATACTTTAAAAGGTAACTTAAATACTTATCTTTCCCAATATAGAATGATTAACGATACTGTAAGTATTAAGGATGCTTTCATTGTTAATATAGGAATAGATTTTCAAATAGTTGTAAGTCCTAATTATGCAGGTAATTTAGTATTAACTTCATGTATTAACGAATTAAAAGATTATTTTAACATAGATAATTGGCAAATAAACCAACCTATTTTTATAACTAAAATAGCTACAATGTTAGATAAAATAGAAGGTGTTCAAACCGTTAAATCTATAGATATTTATAATAAATCGGGAGTGGGTAATGGTTATTCTAAATATTTTTATGATGTAAGAGGAGCTACTCAAAATAATACAGTTTTTCCTTCTCAGGATCCTAGTATTTTTGAAGTTAAATTCCAAAATTCAGACATAAGAGGATCAATAACTAACTTTTAAATAAAATGGCCATATACAAAATATTCCCAGAAAAAGATTCTACTTTATATTCAGCTTACCCTAGCCAAAATACAGGATTAGATGAAGTTTTAGAAGTTTCTACTACTTTTCTCCCGGATCCCCCACAAGTTAGTAGATTCTTAATTCAATTTGATTCTGATGAAATTTCTAGTATTATTACTAATGAAATTAGTGGATCTGTAACAGACATTACTGGATCTTTACTCTTAGATAGTAGAGAATTCCAATCTAACTTAAGATGTTTTTTGGCAGAAGTTAGTGGTTTAAGTGAAACTACTACTTTAGAATCTTTCCCATTAGCGGAATCTTGGAATATGGGTACTGGAAAATTTCAAGACAACCCTATAACTGATAATGGGTGTTCTTGGAAATTTACTTTATCAAGTGGTTCAACACCATGGACTACATCTGGGTTTGGTAATAAAATAACGGGCTCATATGCTTTAAACAACCCTGGTGGGGGTGCTTGGTATACAGGGTCATTAGGCAATGAAAATTTAGAGGTAACCCAATCCCAAGTTTTAAGCTATAAAACGAATAAAGACATTAATATAAACGTTACTAACGCTATAAGACTGTTCAATAGCGGTACTATAGATAATAACGGATTTATTATTAAACAATTAGATTCTCAAGAATTTCAATCAAATAAAAGTAAAGTAACAAATTTAAAATATTTTTCTTTTGATACAAATACAATTTATCCTCCTTGTTTAGAATTTAAATGGAGAGATTTTACTTTTAATACAGGATCTTCTACTAATACTATTATCAATACCTCTCAATTAGTAGCTACTTTAGATAATAATAAGGAAGAATTTGTAAGTGGAAGTATACATAAATTTTATATAAATTGCAGACCCCAATTTCCTATTAGAACATTTCAAACTTCTTCTAATTATACTACTAATTTTTACTTACCTACTTCATCTTTTTATGCTGTAAAAGATTTACATACTAATGAATTTGTAATAGATTTTGACACTAGCTACACTCAAATAAGTGCAGATGAAAATGGAAGTTTCTTCAAATTATATATGAATGGGTTAGAACCTGAGAGATACTATCAAATTCTATTTAAAACCACTATAGAAGGTAGTACTCTAATATTAGATGATAATTATTATTTTAAAGTAATAAACGGATGAGTCAAAAAGTATTTTTAGGAAAAAGTGGGTTTGAAAAAAGAGCATATGGTAATACCATTGATACTTCCTTTTCACAATTAATCCTTCCCCCACCTCCTGTTGTGGAAGAAACTACAGTAGAGGAATTTTTTACCTTATACAACACTTTATTTTATGAAATACCTGCAGAAGGTTCTATAAATTCTCATACTTTTCTTATAGAAAGAAGTAGTGACTATATAGGCTTTACAGAAGAAAAAGATGAAGATATTCAAGTATTATTAGATGAAATAACCCAATTAAGAGAAGAATTATTATCAACTCAACAAGAAGTACAGAATCTCCAAATTTCAGGAAGTTTAGACTTTCAACTACAATCTCAATTCCAAAATGATTTATCATCTTTAGAAATACAAGACAATACTGGTATTACGGCTGCTGGAACAGGAGCAGTATCCGGAGGAAGTGGAGGTTCTGGGGGGTCAGGAGGTTCTGGAGGATCAGGAGGGGGGTATTAAAAATATAAATAATGGCTAAAGTACAAAATATAGATCCAAAAACATTTGAAATTCAACAATATAGTGATGGAGATCAAACTACTATACCTTCACTTGATATTGATTCTTTATTTTCATTAGCTAATGGTAGAGTAGAAAGTTTAATTTATGATTTAGGGGGCAACTTAATTGATTATAACCCTAATGCCAAATATTCAGTAGTTGAAAATGAATTAGGGGCGGGTCCTGAGTTTGCTTCTACTATGTTTGTATATCCCGAAAAGGAGGTTACAGGTTTAGGATATGATGAAGGAAATTTTAATGTTGTTTATAACTTTTTAAACAATGAATTAAATTCTTCTTTTGATCAAAGATTTTTAATAAAAGAAATATCCGCTAATAGAAAAGAACTTCGTTTAGTAACTAATACCCTAACTGAAGAAGAGTTAAAAACCTTAGTTAACAAATTTTTTCCTGAAGTAATAATAACTCCCGAATACCCTGATTTTTATATAAACTTAGGTTTTGGACGATTATATATAGCTAATAATTGTTTATTTGATAACACTAATGGGCAATATTCTGTTTTAATTAAATTATATGATGCTTTACCTATTTCTGTTGAAGAAAAAGATACACTTTGGGTAGTAACAGAACAAAAAAATACCATTGCTTATAATGTAGAATTTGAGCAAGAACCTTTTATAGTAAAAGATACTATTGATTTAAAAGGTCCTAATTTTTCTATACCTAGAAATAATAACATACATACTTCTATAGAATTAAAAAGTTTTGAAGATTTATCTACGGTTGCTAATTTAGACACAGCCTCGTATAACCAACTTCAAAGCATCCTTCAGGAAAAAGGAGTTAATATTAATATTGATTATACAAAATTTGATAACTTTATCCATTTTTCCTCAGCTGAAGAAAGAGTAAGAAATTTTTATTATAAAGTAGGATTAATAGAAAGTGCATCTAACCAAATAGTAGATACAGCTACGGGTTCTAGTGCACCTATCTCATCTAGTACAACTATATTAAATAATAAAATTACTAATATAATTGAAAATTTTGATGGATTTGAATATTATCTTTATTACTCTTCAGGTTCATTTGGTAATAATAATTACCCACAACCTTTCCCTAAATCAAATAATATTACTCCCTATGCTTTAGTAAGTACTGGAAGTGCTAATGGATTAACATGGTTAGCATCTGCTTCTCTATCGGGTTCTTTATATGATGAATTTAATACTGATTTTTTATCTCATACTATTCCTGATTATCTTCTTGAAGATTCTGATAATGAGCCTTATAAGAAATTTGTTGAAATGGTAGGGCAACATTTTGATACACTATTTACATATGCTCAAGATATTACTAATAAATATAATGCAGATAACAGATTAGATTTTGGTGTATCTAAAGATTTAGTAGCAGAAGCTATTCAATCTATGGGAATAAATTTACACTCAGGTAACTTTAATTCCACAGACTTAATTACTTCATATATAGGGGGAACATCTGGAAGTAATTATGATTTACCTTTACCTGATGGACAATCTTTAAGTTTAATTGATAATTATATTAGTGCCTCTAATGATCCCAATCCTATAGAAGATATAAATGATCAAATTTATAAAAGAATATATCATAATTTACCTTTATTATTAAAGAAAAAAGGATCAGTAGCGGGATTAAGAACTCTTATTACTACTTTTGGTATTCCTGAAAGTGTATTAAAAATTAGAGAGTATAATACATCGGGTAAAGTTATAATCCAATCCCTCCCCACAGCTTCTGTTAATGAAAGTTCTAGTATTCTTACATTTGATTCTACTAGTATATCTTTACCAACAACAAATTCCCTTTCTCCCCCTCAAGAATTGTTATCTCCTATAGTAAGAGTACAACAAGATCTTTTAAAAGATGAAAAATATAATAGAAGTTTACATTATGTAGAAGCTGGGTTTTCTCCTTCAAATACTATAGATGATGATTTATTAACAAATAATTTTACGGTATATCAAAGATTAACAGAGGACCCAGGTTACTATATAGGAGATTTTGATAATTTTTACTTTGGAGAAGGAAATACATACTCAGGATTAGTTAGTACCTATGGTAGCTATTATGGTGGGAGTCCTTGGAATACAGCTGCCTTTATAAGGTATGTAAAATTTTTAGATAGTTCTTTATTTAATATGATTAAAGATTTTACTCCTGTAAGATCTGCAACTGCTACGGGAGTAATAATTAAACCTACTCTACAACAAAGAAGTATCCAAAGACCAGTGTCTATGTCTTTAGAAGACATAACTCTTGAAGCGGGGGTGTTTACTATAGGATTTGATAGTAATAACTCTGCTAGTGTAATGCCTATAGGAAAAAGACAACAATTCTTTACTTCATCAGGTTATTTAGGAGGTACTGGAGGTGCTTTTGAAGATTTTAACAGAATTAAATTTAGCTCAAGTGCTGCGGGTCAAGATTTCTTAAATAAGGACTTACCTACTCCTATAGATAGTGGATTTAATCAAACATGGAATGAAGAAGTAATAGGACAAGATATAATAAATACTAAAGTTCATAATAATCAAGATGAATTTTATAATGGTATTTTCCTACAGACGGGTAATGTAGCAACTCGTTCGTCTGTGGTATCTAATCCGGATGGGATTTTCCAAACAGATAATAACCCCCAAAACCCTTATAAAAAAGCTACTTCATTTGCTCAATATGAGGGCATGACCGCAAAAGGAATAATAACTAGTTATATACAGCTTCTTTCAATTATTGTTGCTAATCCTAAAGCTATAGCAATCTCCCCAGCATATGTAGCCTTCAACCAAGATTATGATTCATTATTTTTTAATTCTAATTTTGACTCAGGTGATAGTAAAATAAAAACAGTTTTAGAGGGAAATGGTAATACTTTAACTCTTCAACACAGCTCAGGAAGACAATACACGTTCCAAATTTTATCTATATCTACTTGGAGTGGGGTTGATGATGTTGTTGAAGTAGCAGTATCTACACAATATTTACAAGGAGACCGAAATACACTTACAAATACAGATATAGTTAACGGTCAAACCTTTACATTTTTACCTAACTGGGATCCTTTTACTTCAATTAATATTGAGCTTAACCCTGGTCCTTTTTTATATAGTGATTATAATCCCCTTATCAATAATACTTCAGACCCAGGTTTGTTGTTAGAAAATTATGAAGGAATTAGAAAATCAAGTATCTACCAGGATGCAGATTACTCAGGGGCTGCTTCAAGTTCAATTATACCCATTAATAATGAATTATTAGCATTAGGATCTGCTTCGAAAGCAGCAGTACAAGATTCTAATTATACTTCTAAGTTTTGGGTTAGGTCTAGATATGAGGGGAATAGAATATCTTCATTAGATTTTAATAGAAGAGTAATTAGAATAGTCCCAGAGGAAGAAACTATATTTACAACATCATCGTTAGGATTTGATTTTGAAGCAAGCTCCTCTTTCTCAGGATCAGCTGCTGCTTATTCAAATGATTTTACTCCAGGATAATATATTTATATATAAATAAAATAATATAGTATGGCTACAGCACCTCAAAATCTTCCTACTCCAGACCCAAGTTTGCCTAGTAACGCAAATCAAGGGGAAGGAACTCAAACTCCACTAGGTAGTCAATTTAACCAAGAAGAAAATATTTCAATAGTAGAATTTGATGATCCTACTATAGTTGTAAATGGAGTATTAGGGGGTTTACCCGTAGCAGAAAAAAATCAAGAGTATATAGCAATAGTAAAAGAAGCAGGTTCTACTGCTCCCGAGATTATAGATAAAACTCAGTTTTTTATTTCATATTTATGTGATTCTGATTTTAATATTTCAAAACCTTCAGAGGATAGTGTTTCTTTACTTAATTTAACCCAAAATTTTGAACAAGAAAAAAATGCTAGAGTAAGAGTAGATCAAGGAACGGCATTAAATCCCCAATTAGCAGGTTTACATAATATACATGCTGTTGGAACTCCCGAACCCTTATTATTATCTCAAATAGGGCCGGGTCCTTTAATGTATGTAACTACTATGAGTTTTGTTCCTAATGGTCAATTAGGAAATATTCCTGGGGTATTAGTAGCAGATTATAACATGTATTATGATTTTCATGGGGGTTATAGAACTTCTAGGCTTACTTTTGATTCTCATTCTCTAACAGCCCCTTTAGTTAAATTAGGTAGTGAATTTGTAGCATATCAGGTTGAAGAAGATTTAGCAACAGGGTCGGCTACTAATTTTAGTCAATCTTTAAATTATTTCCCAAATGATGGTCACTATTTTGATACTTTAGTTATTAATTCAAGTTCTTTAGCAGGAAAGAGTAGAATTAAAATTAAAGGTCATATAGGGATAAGCATGTCAACAGGTAGTATTAATGATGCTTTCCTTTCACAAGACCCACCTCCAACTAATAATCCTAAAGGTTATGGATATGGAGTTACCTTAACCGCTCAACTTATAAGAAGAAGATCAGGTACAGAAGAAGTAATATATACAACCCCACCTAAAAACCTCAGTTCATTTAACCCTGCCGCTGCTGCATTAGCTAACCAAACTGGCTTGGATAATGCATTTTTTTCATCAGGTTTAAATGCTACTTATCTTCAAATTTCTACTGATTTTATAAGTGTTGAAGAGGATGATGAATATTTTTATAAAATAGTTTTACCTCAAGAAACTTCAGCTTCATATTATCTTCAAAATGCAGGTAGTTTTAATTTATGGAATCAGTGTTTAGGACTATCTGAATTGGGATATGCTAGATATAGAACCTATAACTATTTTAGTAGTTATTTTAAAGTAATAAATGAAACCCCATCAGGGGATGGTCAATTTCTACCTGGGATAACAGGTGTTACTGCTAGTTACGTGGATCCTGCATCATCTCAACCTGATATATATAGATTTGGGTCATCAAGTTATTTTGTAAATTATAATAATATAAATGATCCTTTAACCGGGGAAGAATGCTTTTTAACATCTTCCACAGCACTTACTTCTTTTTATGGAGGAGAATATGTACAAGTAAATCCGGGAACTGAAGCATATAATATAATAAATGCTAATGGAAATCCTTCAAGTAGCTTATTCCCAGGTAGTATCGATCCGACTGGAAAATACACTTCTTTAGCTTTTGGATTCAACCCAATTAGACTTCCGTTTGTTCCTGTAGCAGGAGATTATATTAGGTTTGAATACTCCCCAACAAAAACTCATAAAATTTTACAAGCTAATAATACTCAAGGAACTTTAATATTAAAATTAACAGGAAATATTGATGAAACTTATATATTAGATAATTTTGTAATTTATAGAATAATTAATAATGGGCAATATATAATTTTAGATGTGAAGAAAAATACCGAAGCTGGGGTAGATCAAGCTTTTACAGGAGTAGTATCTGCAGAATTTCCTAGTGAAAATTTAAATGCTAGGGGGGACCGATTAATTTTTGACTTAAAGCAAGCAAATATATTAGAAAGCTAAAAAACATAATATTTATAGACACAAATAAAACAAAATGGGATATTTAAACAACGCAGTAATTACTGTAGATGCGATTTTAACAGATAGAGGTAGAGAATTATTAGCTAGAGGAGATGGTTCTTTTAAAATAACGCAATTTGCTCTTTCTGATGATGAAGTAGATTATGCTCTTTATGATCCAACTAATACTTCTGGGTCAGCATTTTTTGGGCAGAAAATTGAAAACATGCCCTTATTAGAGGCTATGCCTAAAGCCACACAAAATTTAAGATATAAATTAACTACTCTTCCTAGAGGTACTGCCCTTATGCCTGTATTAGATATTGGTTATAGTGCTATTACCTTAAAGCAAGGAGCTACATTATCTATAACCCCTCAAACATTGAATTATTTAGGTAATAATCAAGTATTTGAATCTAGTGGTTATACCATAACTATAGCAGATGTACGAACTATGGCATCTTTTGAAGGGATCGGAGTTAATACAACTTCTGCTCAAAATCTCAATGCTACTACTACTTTAGGAACTGCAGTACAAAAAACAGTAGTAGGTACTACTATTAATTTAAGAGCCACTACCGTTAATACTTTATTTGGATCTAGCGCTACTTCATTATCTACTTCTTTATTAGTTACAGGTAGAGACAGTGGAGCTAGAGTTACAGTTCCTATTACTATTACTAAAAACCAAACATAATATAAAATATGTCATTTAAAAGATTTGACCCAGAAGATTTCTTAATTAGTGGGGATTCCATAGTAGGCCCTTGTTGGAGTAATGATAGTGCTATTGCCCCTACATTAACTGTTCTTAACTCAGGAGTAAGTGCTAATTATTATAAAACAGGAGGAACTGGAACTGTTCCCCAATTATCCGTTGCAGTTGGTATTAAAGGTGATACTGTAGAAGAAAGGGATGTAACTTATAGACAATTTGCAAATATAATTTTAGGAGATTCGGATGCTACTTTTACAATAGCAGGTACTTCTATCATCTCAGCCTCATTTCTTACTATAGAAAGAGCAAGATTTAAATCTTCTATTTTTCCCTCTACTTTTAGATTAAGTGGTTCTTCTACTAATAATATCTTATTAGCACAAGCTAAAGATTTAGTTTCAGATGCTAATTTACAAAATACTGTACAGTTTAATAATGCTGGAAGAGTATTTAATTTAATTCAAACAGGTTCTTCTGATGCTTCGGCAGCTACTGGTATTCTTTGTCCTGATATAGGGGTTGCAGTTATTTCAGGATCCCCTAGTGCTAGTGAAGGTGGAGTATTTGGAGATAGTATAGTTAGTGTTTTAGGATCTCATTTAACTGTTAATAGTGAAGAATCCCTTACCTCAACTTATGCTTTTGTAAGAGCTAGAAATTCAGAATTTAATTATTCTCAAAATCCTACTTTTATAGATAGTACCACGGGAGGAGTTAGGTATACAGATTTTATTAATGCCCCTCAAACTTTTATTACTACAGTAGGATTATATAATGATAATAATGATTTACTAGCTACTGCTAAATTAAGTAAACCTCTTAAAAAAGATTTTACAAAAGAAGCTTTAGTTAGAATCAAGTTAGATTTTTAAATGAATGGGTGTATTCAAAAAGCTTTCGGGCAACAATGTAAGAGTAACTCCTCTTCAAGTTAAAAAAAGACAGGAGGTTACACTAGAAGCCATTGTTGGAAAAAATTTTAATACCCAAAGATTTCCTTCTAACCCTAGTAATTTTTCAGGATCTAAAACAGAAAGTACAGCTTTAGTTTATAATTCTATTAGGCAATTATATTATAGTAATTATATAACTCCTGGGTATTTACAATTTTCTGGGAGTATCTTTACAGATGCTACATCATCAGTTGTTTCTATACCTTCAAAACCCTATGGATCTTTTTATAATTCCCCCCAAACTTCTTTACCCGAAGATAGAACTTTTCCTTTAGGATTTGAAAAGGAAATTAAAGTATATTCTATCCCAGTTAAAACTTTTGGTGAATCTATAGTTCCAGGAACTTTTTCAAGTTCTGTTTTATTAGATAAAAATGCTGATGGTGTAATTGTAAGTGAAAGTAATGATAGTCACTATGGTAATATTTTTTATGATAATGGAATTGTTGTTATAACAGGAAAAGGAGGAGATGGTAGTACATTTGGGGACCTTACAACCCTAACAGCATCATTCTCATCTTCATTTACTATATATGCTACAGAGTATATTTGCACAGCGGGTCCTAATGAATTTAATTATTCTTTAAACCCTACTTTAAGAAGTACTGATGTTGAATATAATTCGGCCATAATAAACAGTCCAGAATTTATGCCGTATGTTACTACGGTAGGATTATATAACGAAAATCAAGAATTAATAGCAGTAGGTAAATTAGGACAACCTGTCCAATTAAACCCTCATACAGATACAAACTTTATAATAAAATTAGATAGATGAATTGGTTATATAATGGAGAAGAAATTACAGACATATCACAATTTCACCCCGATACATTTGGGTTTGTTTACCAAGTAACTACCCCAGATGGTAAAAAATACATAGGTAAAAAGGTATTATACCACAATCAAAAGAAAAAATTAACTAAAGTAGAACTTGCCGCGCAAACGGGAAGGGGAAGAAGAAAATCTTTTAAAATTGTCCAAAAAGAAAGTGATTGGAAAAAATATATAGGATCAAATTCCAAATTAAAACGTAAATTAACTGAAGGAGAAGTTACGCTGAAAGATTTGGATAAACAAATTTTAGAAATTGCTCTTCATAAAAAACATCTTACATACCTGGAAACTAAATATTTATTTTGCTATGAAGTATTAGAAAACCCAGAAGAATATTATAACGATAACATATTAGGAAAGTTTTTTACAAACGACTTTGATTTTTAAATTATTCATCGTATATTCGTTGTAATGATTAATCATCTTTTAGTAACTCTAATAGATTCTGTATTAGGTAAAGGCAAATCAACATCCAGGGGTAATTATGCTTATCACTGTCCTTTTTGTAAGCACCATAAACCTAAAATGGAAGTAAATTTTACAGAAAACAAAAAAGGTCATAATCCTTGGCATTGTTGGGTATGTAATACTAGAGGAAAAACTATCCCAGGTCTTCTTAAAAAAATGGAGGCATATGATAAAATTGATGAAGCTAAAAAATTAATTCCCCAAGGATCATTTGTTGAAGAAATCGTAGTAAAAAATGATCTATTTCTACCTAAAGAATATATTCCATTTATAGATAAACCTACCAGTTTAATGGCGAGACATGCTCTTGCTTATTTAAAAAATAGAGGAGTTACTGTAGAGGATATGATTAAATATCATATGGGATATTGTGAAAGTGGAGAATATAAAAATATGGTTATTATTCCTTCTTATGATAGTAATGGTAATCTTAACTATTTCACATCCCGTAGTTTCGAAAAAGATCCCTATAGAAAATATAAAAACCCATCAGTATCTCGTGATGTTGTGCCGTTTGAAATGTTTATAAACTGGAATAGCCCGTTGGTATTGTGCGAAGGACCATTTGACGCCATAGCCATCAAAAGGAATGCTATCCCGTTGTTAGGAAAAAATATACAAACTAATCTAATGAAGAAAAT